AAACACACGCCCTGAATCAACACCACGCCCATCATCCCAACCACGGACAAACTCGCCGCGAAGGTCTGGTAGGTCGAATGTGGTACTGCCATCGCCTGCTCCGTACGTCGTACCAATAGCTGCAAACAGGGAAGCGTAGGTAGTGCGACTGACCTTATCGCCATCGGCCTTGAGGTATCCCGTAGGTGCCGTGCTCCGGGCTGTCCAAATGATGGTGCCAGCAGGTGTTTGATCCGAGGCAGCAGGAATTGCGGCGATTTGGGTATCGACGTAACCCTTGGTGGCCGCCATGTTGGTGGTGGTCGGCGCCCCAGGCAGTGTGAGATTGCCGGTCAACGTCCCACCGCTCAATGCGAGGTAGGTACTGGCTGCTGTGGCAATTTGCAGGTAACGGGCATCACCTGCGGTTTGCGTGATGCCTTGGGGATCGGTGCGGACCCAATTGCTGCCGTCCCACATCTTGAGCTGATCCGGCGTCTGGCTGGTGTCTTGCCAGAGCTGGCCCAAGGCCGGCGACGCTGGTGCTGTGGTAGCCGGATTCGTGATGACTGCGCTTCCGGGCAGGAAGCTCACGATTGTCCACGTGGCTCCGTTCCAAACCTTGAGCACCGGAGGGTTGGTGCTGGTGTCCACCCACGGCTGGCCGTTATAGGGAGCCGAGGGCTGTGAAGAGCCAACGCTGAGCCCAAGCTGGGTCAGAGCCAGTCCAAGAACCGTGGCTGTGACCTTGCGGGTTTCGCTGCCGCTGATTGAGCTGAACGGAAAAATGTCTGCCGAGGCAACCGCTGTGGCGGCTGGCAGTTGTGAAATGCGAAGTCCAGCCATCAGTAGCCCACCACGGTTAGATCGACGAGTCCGGCCACGGCGGTGCCGCTGCTATTGACGCATTTTAGAGTCACTGAACTTGTTGACTTACTTAAAACAATCGCATTGATTGCCGTCGTGCCACTGTCCTGCAACGTGACCTGCACCGACTGCACTGAACGGAACGGTTTGGTGAGGTTGACCGTTGTTCCACCGACGCTGGAACTGATCGCGGCATCGTTGACGTTCTCGATTACGTCTGGGTAGTCGAGCTGGAAGCTGATGCCGGTAAGTGCGCCAGGGCTGATGCCGTCCACGCTGCGGAACAAGGTTTGCACTTGGTACACGTCCTCGATCAATTTTTCGTAGGGGGCGTAGGGATGAAGAATGCCGCTGGATTCACCACTCAGGGCACCTGCCGAATACGTGCGCTGCTCAGCAAAGAACGGATCGCCGTTCTCTTGCCAAATTTCGTTGTCGTTTTCTTGAAAAATGCTGGTGTCTGCACCAGTCAGAGCGCCGATGCTGTGCTGGTAGGTGGCCTGTGCTGTCGTTGCAATCAGGATGCTGGATTCGAGGAAGTTATTGTCGAAGTTCCAGCGGTAGTAGCTATCGAGGGCAGGGTTGATCTGCTGGAGTGCATCAACACCCGTGTCACCTGTCAGATAGTCACTTGACTGAGTACCAAGTAATTGTCCGTCTTGCGTGGCTAAAAAGTAATTGTCACTGATTGCGGCGTTGACGTAGCTGCCAGGCCATGTCGTGTTGTTGATGGTTTCGGCGTAGACCGCATTGCTAATTGGTGGAGCGCCGATGTTCAGCAGGATGTAAGCCGGTGCATCGCTGCGCCATTGGGTTGCATCCACTGACTTGACCATCACGGTCCATTCATCAGTGTCAAACAGCGACGTTTCAAACCACTGCTGCTTTGCGCTAACGCCGCCGGAATACAACTCAATGCCGATGTTCCACGTTGCTATCGGGTCGTTATTGACGAGGCCACCTTGCTTGTAGCGAATTTCGTAGGACACAACGTCTGAAACAACGCCTTGATCCCACGAGCCATACAAGGACAAGGGAAGCTGCCAGCTAAAGCGCTTACTGCCGCTGTTGGTGTTCTCCACCACCGTGAACAGGTTTGGCGTCGGCGGCACAATCTCGTTGCGCTCCACCGTGTCATAGATGTAGTCGTTTGGCTGCTCACCGAAGATTGCGCTGGTGAAGGCAACACGGATCTCCCAATCGCCTGGTGCGTGGAAGGCGATGGTGTAGTAGCCGGTGAGTGGGATATTGCTAAGGAAGTACCATCCATCGGCTTCGGGTGGTTTGACGCCAGGGATGACGGTGGGAACGTTGGTGGGGGATGCCCAGATGCGATAGCCGTTCACCCGCTCCGGAATCGGGCAGGATCCAGCATCCACGATCAGAAGCTGGGTGCCATCGGGTTGGTTTTGGTGGCGGATGACAGCATTGAAGGCCGGATCGCTGAGGTCAGGAATGGCCTCAAACGCAGCAACGCTTACCGTCGTCCAATCGCTTTGACGACCCAATCGGTCAAACGTGGCGACGCGGAACTGATAGGCGTTGCCAAAAATGTGATCAGGCAGCGCAACAGCAGTATTGGTTGTAAGACTGGTCTGGGTGTCGCTCCACTCAGTGGCATCGTTGCTACGCCATTGGTAGCGATAGCCGCGCACCAGTAGATCGTCAGCGCCATCACGTTGCGGTGACTTCCACGTGGCATCAATCTGGGTTCGGTTGTTGCGGTAGACCAGACCAGCGGTCAGGTTGGTTACGACTTGCGGTGCCTGCAGCGTGAAGCGATCCTTGGGTATCGCTATAGGCAAGTCGTTATCGACGTAGCCGTATTTGGAATTGTTGTACTGGATCGCCTCGACCTGAAAGATCAGAGACTCAACCTCGGCAATCGAGATGATGCGGTAAAGCGCAGCATTAAGGGCCGTCCACTCCAGTATCCAAATAGAGCCTGCTTGGGCTTGCACAATGCCGTTGCAGGTAACGACTGTGCGACCATTATCGTCCTCTTGGATATAGCCAGTAATCGTGTCACCGCTCTGGGTGATCAACGTATCCTCGGTTTGAGCTGTCAGCGTGCGAAGGTCTGACGCACCCGCCAAGGTGGTGTAGTCGACGATGTTGAGAATCTGTAGCTTCGGTGTAGTAACGGTTGAGCCGTCAGGATTTACGACTGTCTCGCCATCGGGAATGACGAGTGACAGCGTGTAAGAAATCGCCGGGTTGAGATTGAGTACGGCATCTAGTGTGATGCGGTTTTCCTCTACCTCCACAATGCGACCACCAAGCCGCTGGCCTTGCTTCAGTGGGTCAGCAATTTGGATGACTTCACCGACGCTGGCGGCCAAGCCTTCAGCGGCAATGCGGAAGCTGACTTTTTCGGTTTCGTAGCGGTTGGAGAACAGCGTGTGCTTTGCTGCCCGCAGGGCCTGGCCACGACTGGTGACACCAAGCAGCCTCAGATCAACGGGGTTGTAGCCGAGGCGCTCCAGCAGGACATCATCCTGCAAGTATTCAACGACGCTGCTGTAGCTTTGATTTGGGTCGTCCCAGTTGGCAATGCAGACCGTTTTGCGGGCGGTCTTGGCGCTGCTGGTGTAGCTAAAGCACGGTGATGTGACTTGACCGTTGTCATCCGTTTCTTGGATGACGTTGGCCTCGCTGAACTGCTGGACTGGAAGCTGCTGGCGGTCTTGCGTGACGTAGAGCTGGCCTTCGGCAAAGTAGATCAGGCCACGGAAGACGGAAGCGAGGGAATTGAGTACCTCGTACACACCGCCTGCGTTTTGCAGATAAACGTTGCAAGTGAAGCGTGGTTCAGTGCCGCCCTTGCCGTCAGGCACCAGCTCGTCGCAATACTGCGAGACGGTGTAGAGATACCAAGGGTCGATGGCAATCGACGGGACATAGCGAGCCACGCCGAAACGAGGGTTGAGAACAATGTCGCGGAAGATCCAAGCCGGGTTATCTGTCCACGCTGTTTTAAAAGTGCCATCCCACAGGCCGGTGTAGGTGCGGGTGGCTGGGTCATAGTTCTGTGGCACCTGCACGCGTTTGCCGCGCAGGCGGATGCTTACATCTGGGATTGAGTTGAACTGACGGGCGTCAACCTTCAGCCCCAGTACAGCGGTGTTGGGGTAGGCAAACTTCTCGTCAATGATTTCTGTGTAGCTCTGCCAAATGATGCTGTTCTGCAGGTAGGCGCTGGTGCTGTCGGCGGTCAGACGGGTGACACGTACGCTCCACGGGCCAGTGCCGGTCAGATCAAACTCGTAGGCACGTTGAAACTCGCTGCTGCTTTTGCCGCTAACTGTGGGCTCAGCAACGGTGACAAAGGGGCCACTGTTGGCACTAACAGCGATGCGATACGACACCGAGGTGCCCGTAATGTCGCCGTTGCTTTGGTTGGTGGACTGGAGTGCGGGGTGGGCAATGATCACCCGGCAGCGCTCCACATCGGTGTCGGTGATGGTGCGGGTGATCGCACCAGTGGCCTGCGTTACTGCTGTGTTGACCGAGACGGCGGTCTCGACGGTGCTGAAATTGGCGAGCGGGGTCTGGGTTTCGTCGGTGCCGGAGCGATAGTCGAGCGTATAGCCAGTGAAGTTGGCGGTACCGTCGGCGTTTTTGATCGGCGTGGAATCGAGGTAAACGTCCTTCTCGATGCCGTTGGGGAAGCCCTCGATCTCGCCTTCGCTGATGGCGTAGACCGTCTTGGCAAAAGCCGTGGAGAAGAGGTTGTTGGCCTCTTCTACGGGTGTACGCGTGGGAGCAACGACCGTTTGTTGAACAACGGTCTGCTGCTGTTGGCGGCTGCCACCGCCGCCTGCGCCAGAGACGATCTTGGGGTCTTCCATCACAGGCTGTTCTGCAGTTCGATGCCGAAGGAGAGCACCGGCAGTGAACCGACCAGGCGCTCGCCATACAACACTGGAACTACATCGCCTTGGGCTGTGTTGGCGTTGGACTTGTCAAATAGGGCGCTTTTTTGTTGATCTGTGTTGCCGCGATCTGTGATGGCGCCACCTGTATTGACGACACCTGGCATTTTTGGAGTTGGTGTTAAAAGCTGCGCTACACCGCTAAAAATCAAAGAAACACCAATAGAGCCAATGGCTGCTGCTGCCGTTGATCCGAGGGTGAAGAAGCTGCTGGCCAATGCGCCGCCAGCAGGAAACAAGATGGCAAACGCCACTAGGGCCACTCCGGCAATGATCTTCCCAGCTCCGCCACCGCGACCAGTGGGTTGAGGGGCAAGCACCACGCGCTTGCTGCAGGGCCAGTCGAGTTCATCCTCGGCGAGCCCGAGGGGATCTTCGGTGACGACACGCCAGGCAATGCCGTGTTCGGTGCTTTGGACTAGGTATTGACGTAGTTCTGGAATCTGTAGGCACAGAGCGCGGACCGCTTCGCCAGCACTACGGACAGACAGACGAAAAACACGACCGAAGCGGCGACCTGCTTCACCCAGCAATCGGATCGTAACCATTAGTCCGCCCTCCTCAACACAGCGTAGGTTTGATCGCGGAAGTACGGGCTGTAGGCCGTCGTTCCAGACAGTCTATTTACTAGGTGTTGGTAAAGCAAATTGGCCGCTGGATCCTCGACTACAGCGACGTGGTTGCAGGTGGCGTCATTGCGGATTCGCATCATCAACACATCCCCGCGCTGGAGTGGTGCCGTAGCTGGTAGCCGGACAAAACCCTCGCCGGCAAAGTTGTCCTCGAAGTGGGTAAAGCCGCGAGTGAACCACTCACCTTCGTACTGGCGTGGGTAGTCACCGAGCCACACGCCACGTTGCTGGTAGTACCAGTCGCGCACGGCGCTGTAGCAGTCGTGGACGCCATAGGCCCATGGCCTGCCGAGCAGGCCGGCGCTCTGCCGTGGATCGAGCCAAAACGGTTGGCTGCTGCTGCAGTCCCACACCGCGTAGGGCAAGTTCAGGGCTTTGCAGGCGCGGATGTCTGCTTCGGAGAGGCGGGGAAACTTGGCGTGGCTGTGCCAGCAGGCCACGGCGTTGTCGAGGTACTCCGCTGTTTCTTCCGCACTGATAACGAAGGTGTCGGGCTCGGTGCTGGTGTTCTGGCACTCGACTACCTCGCCGCTGTCGAGGATGAAACCGCAGGCTTCAACAGGAAAAGCACCCTCGGCCATCATGCGGATGGTGCCGATCTGCGCTCCAGTCAGTGGGTTGGTGTAGGTGCTCAGCATCAGCCAGATTGATCGACGAGGCCAGGAAAGCCGCCGAATGGCAAGCGGCTGGTGTTGCCAAAGCGGAGCTTGCAGCTATCGAGGCGTTTGCCGCATACGTCTTGAGCCAAGCTGCCAACTGAGTTGTCGTTTACGTCCCAGTAGTTACTGCCGTTGTAGTGGCAACCGATGTTGCTGCGATACGTCCACTGGCACTGCTCGCGCAATAGGCGTCGAGCGGGCAGGCTGCGACCTTCGAGGTCAAACGCAACGGCAAGCTGGAACGTGATAGCCAGCTTGGTTTCGTTGGTTTTCTGCTCAATGATCCACTCGTCGGGGCCCCAATAGGCGTCGGGGTCGGCACCGGGTTGGCCGTCGAGGTAGGTGGTGAGTGTGCGGATCCGGCTGACGGATGCCCCGATCAAATCGTCGTAGGTATTGGTGAGGGCGGTGATTGCTAGGCCGATATTGGCGAAGGTGATGTTGGGACGCTCCAGCTGGCCGCTGGTGTTGCGCTCGAAGCCGTTGGCCTCTAGGGGTAGGGCGGTGTAGGTGTTGCCTTGGTAGGAAACGTCGTTGCCGTTGACTTGGCTCCAGTTGCAGAAGCGGTAGATCGCCTGCTCAGTGCTGCCGGGCGGCAGGAGCACGGAAATATCGACGGTGTACAGATCAACGACCTGCGCCAAGCGCGGCTGCGTCGTTTGGCTGATGGGTGGCAACTGCGTCATATATAGATGCGCTCCAGATCAAAGGTGATTTGATAAATGTCCGGCGCTATGTAATTAAGTTGCCAGCCTTCACGTAGTAGATATTGCTTAGCATTTTCAGTTAGCGTAATCCGCACGGGAACATTATTAGCGATAGTTACACTGGTCAAAAGACCGCTCGTCAGGTTGGCGGTGTAGTTAGCTGGACGTGTATAGCCAAACAGCTCTAACGAAGACAGATTTGTATAACCAAGCGTTAGCGTGCCGCTGGTGAATTGGGACTGAAAGGTTTTGGTGGAATCCGGCGGGCTCCAGGTGATGGCAGTGTCGGCATAGCGCTTGAGATAGGACTCGATCGAGAATGCCTCGAAGCCGTCCATGGCTGGAGTGGTGCAGCTCCATGTTTCTTTTTCGGCGTTGAGGCCGTCGCCGAGGATCTGGCTGTAGCCGTCGCCGAATGTGGCACGTTGAAAGCGTTTAGAACGCCGAACGTTGCTCTCGAAGGTGAGACGAAGATCGCCGATCGTTAGGAAGCTCATCGCAGAACGCCTCCGCTTCGCTGCTGATCGACAAGTGTTGCCAACACAATACCGCGCACTTGGCCTGCAATCTGTTTCTGTGCTTGTGGGCTTAACTGATCGCCAGTATTTTCCACAGAAATGTTGATAGTACCTACCTGTACACTTCCGCTACCCATGGCGTTGTTCGGCACGATCGTGCCAGAGCGACCTGGGACGAATAGCTCAGGGCCGCGTTCGCCAACGATATAAGGCATCCCGCTTGTGACTGGTCCGCCTTTTTCGCGTTGTGGAATTCCGTAGTTTGGTCCAAGTGTGCCATAGCGTCCCACGGTTCCGCCGCCAGCACCTATTGGCGTTGCAGCAGAAAAAGGTGTAAGGAATGTACGAATAGCGTTAATTGCTTGTTCAATCACAAAAATACGAATGAGTTGGTTAGCTAGCTCTACAAGGATGTTAGATGCGATATTTTTTAGACTTGCGCCCCAGGCATCTGATCCTTCAATAAGTAGTCCAAAAGCAGAGGTTAGACCTTGACCTAAAGTATCGGAAACAGAATCTGCTAGATCTAATTGCTGTTGAACTGCTGTGTTTAATTCGTATTGTTTTTCAATATAAGCCTGAAGTGATTCCAAACGAGATTGATCGGTTTGGCGCTGGATTTCAGCAAGTTCGCGTTGCGTTTGTGTCTGTGCGGCGGCTTGAGCAGATAGACCTTCATATATGATTGCTTTTTGTGCATTTATATCTTTTTCTTCTGCAAGCAAACGGGCATATTCGTACTGAATTTCAAGTAATCTCTGTTCGCCTTGTAGACGTGCCACGAGTGAAGCGTTTTTAGTTGCTTCTGCTGCTGCAATACGATCTTGTAAGTCAGAGTTAAGTTTTAGTATCTGACCTTCGGCTAATCGGTCTCTAATTATCTCTGCTACACGTTGCCGCTCACGCTCAGCCGCTTCCGCAGCTTTTTCTGCGTCAGATTTACGCTTACGGCTACTAGCACCGGCACCGGAAGGTTCTGCCTGACTGGGAACAGTGATTCCTCTGATTGGTCCGGTAGGTGTTGTGACGGGTTTAGGTGTAAGTCTCTGCACTTCTTTATTTATTAAGTCGTTAGTTATGTCTGAAACAACGCTAGATGCCTGTCCCGTATATGTTTTACCGTTTGCCTTAATTTGAATACGTCCAGCACCAAAAGGACCACCGGGTAGAATACCGGCTTGAGAGCTAACAATACTTTCTGCTTGACGCTTAAATGCCTGCTTTTGGGGCACACCAATTTGACCAGCCGCTAAAGCGCTGTTGATAGCATTCAACACAGAAGTAGCTTTAATTAAAAGTGCATCAAGAACAGGTGCTAAAGTTTGAGCAATTTTTGTAGCTAAATTACCGATCGCAGTAGATGTGTTTTGTAAAGCAGTTGTAAACTGATCAAATGCGGATTTAGGTTTTTGACCTGCTGCTTCGCCTTTATTGCCCATGTCTACAAGGACATCAGCAAGCGTTTGTACGGATATAGTTCCATCTTTAGCCATCTTGAGGATGGCATCTCTACTTACATTGTATTTTTTGGCTAGAGCATCTTGTATCGGGATACCTTGACTGGTTAATTGATTAAGCGTAGCTTGAGTTACTTTGCCAGATTCAAGAGCAGAGGTAAAAGCATTAGTTACTTTGTCAATCTGGCCACCATAAATTGCTGTAAGCGCACTTACTAGGCGTATCGAGTTTGCTTGGTCTTCTAGAGTGAGTCCAAGGCCACGAATGTTTTGTACAGATGCTTGAAACTTGTCAGCTTGTGCTCCAGCTTGACTAAAAGCAGTTTCTAATTGTTTTGTCTGCTGTGCGCTAAAGCCAATGTCATTGGCTAAATCTTTAATCCGTTTACCTTGTTCAGCTAAATCACCGATAAGCGTGCCGAGAAGGGAACCCGCAAAGCCTCCCGCTCCACCTAGAAACAGACTCCCTGCGATACCACCAATCGCACCGCCTGCGGCAGCTCCTCCGCCTTGGCCGAAAAGTAGCGGAAAAGCACCACCAATTAAAGCATTGCTGACTGCGTTTCCTGCACCTGCACGCAGCCTTTGGAACTGCTGGGCTCGGGCAGCAGCATCTTGGCGTCGTAGTTGCTCTAGACGAGCCTGTTGCTTCTTTTCCTCTTGAAAAAATTGCTCATTAAATTTTCGCTGATTTGCAAGTTCACGAGCGCGTAATGCTGCTTCAGCTCGTTCTACTGACGTATCTCCTTCAAAGCGAAAACGTCTAGATCTGATAGTGGGGCCTATGGGAGCTGCATACTGCTGTGCAGCACCGGCAAGCATTTTTGCGCGTTCTTTTTCGCGCTCCAGTCGAAGAGCAGTTGTTGCGGCTTTTTCGTCTAAAGCAGCATTGGCTTCGCGGCGACGGCGTTCTTCTAACTGAAGCAATGCGGCTTCGAGTTCTTTTGCGCCTTTACGCTCGTCGATTATTTGCTGCAGTCGCCCACGTAGCGGACTAGATAAAGCTACTTGGCTTGCTGGTGACGGCCCTATAGGGTATGCGTATCTTGTTGTTTCAAAAATGCCAGATGCAGTTAATTTTTGAACTCTTGCTGCTTCTTGACGGCGTTTGATTTCCGCGTCTATAAGCGCATTCTGACGTTCTCGGGCAGCGTTAGCTCGCCCCAGGGCGGTTACATATTCTTCGACGGCTTTCGTTTCAGCGCGTGTACCAGCGCCTACATTCCGTAAAGATTGAGCTGCTCGATCTAGTTGATTTGCATAATTTTTGATACTTTGTACAAGACCGCCTCGGGCACCTACAACGGCATTAAGGCTGTCTACAGCCGTTGCTGTTTTATTTACTTCTGAGCGAAGCTGTTCTAGCTGCCGTACGCCTCTTACGCCAATTTCAATATCAGCTCTATAGGCCACGGCTGTTTTGACCTCTGATGTTCCAGTCTAAGGCTACCGCCTGCGCTTGGCTTTTTCGATCTCTTTTTCTCGGTCTTCGTCCAGGATGCTGAAGTACGCGCTCCAGATGAGGAGTTCTTCGGGGGTGACGGTGTTTTTGAGCTGCACCAGGCTCATGCCTAGCTCTTTGGCGACGCCGAGCTGGAGCATGAGCCAGTTATCGCGGCGCAGCTCGACCGCTAGTTTTTTACGTCTACCGGATCGCTGTTATCCGAAATAACTGCAAGCATCAGTTTCTGAAGGTCGGCATCGCGGACCTCATTGCGGAGCACGTCGATCTCGCCAGCGGCAAATAGCTTTTGGCCGTTTTCGTCTTGGGCCTTCGCAATTAAAAGCTGGAGAGCGAAAGCATTGGCGTCATCAGTGCCGGCGTTTTTCTGGGCGCGTTCGCGCTCAGCCATTGTTAGTGGAGTGCAGTAGAAGTCGAATTGAGTGCCGTCCGAAAGTTCCACCACGCGCTTGGATGGCTGGAGATTGGCGGCTTTACGGAGGCGATCGATTGCACGTCCAGTTGTAGGGGCAGGCATAAATGCACTGGTTGGATGTTTTTACTGTAGCGCAAAAGAAAAACCCCGCCCGAAGGCGGGGTCTCGTCCCTACACCAACAGTATGGATCAGGCGGTGGTGCTGAGATCGAAGGTGGGGGTTCCAGCGGGACGGAAGTTCACCGAGACAGACTGGGCGTCGTCGGGGTTGACGTTCAGGCTGGCCGAGGTCAGCACCGCGTCGAAGCTGATGGAACGGCTGAGGGTTTCGCTCAGGGTGCCGCCGCTGAATACGCGATCCACGTACAGCTTGAAGGCGGCGCCGGTCTGCTGACGCTGGAGCACGTCCTCAATCATCCGGTTGGAGAGGGCGGCATCCTCGTCGGTCATGTAGACCGTGGCGGAACCAGTGCCATCGCCGAAGCCGCTGATGTAGCTACGGAAAGGCACGTACTGGCCGGGGGTTTGGCCAATGGTGGTTACGTCGATCTCGGCGCGGCTGATTTCAAAGCTCCAGTCGCGGACTTGGCCGACAATGGCGAAGTCGGCATAAGCCACTTGAAATTCGTTAGGGGCGGCAACAGTGCCGTCATCGCTGATATCGACAGCAGCACCACCGGCAGTGGCAGATACAGTCAGCGCACCAGTGCTGGCGGTATAGCCGATGACGTAGTAGGTGGTAGCAGAGGACAGAGGGGCAGGAAGGGTGCCGGTACCAGCGCCGCCTGTCTGTGCATTCACCACGCTGAACTTCACGGGATCGCCGACCTTGAAGTTCAGGAAAGTTTCGACGGTGATGACGTTGGTGGTGGCGTTAACGCCAGCTTCGCCGAAGCTGCCGGTAGTACCAGCGGGCTTGTAGTAGAGGGCGCCGGACGTGCCGGACAGAACGGTGGTGGCCATGGGGCGTACCAGGGATAGCTGTTTAGGGCGGGCACTGCCCGGCTTTTCCTAGATTAGCGTCTGTATCTGTCAAGTCAGAACACTTGCTTGGAATGATGTTTCAATGCGACCCACGAAATGCGGTGCATCCTCAGTTGCAGAAAATGTAGGGCCGTTAATTTGGCCGGTTCGCATAAATACTCCAGATGCTGGTTTCAGTGTTGAAGTAAGGGTTTCGAGGACGCCGGTTGCAACGTTGATTAGTTCTTGGTTGCGAGCTGGGCCGCGACCTTTCTGGGTGAAGACACGGACGATCAGTGCTCCACGCGCGTGGTCGAGGTTTGTGGTGATAGTCGGCTCGGTAGTTAGGCCGAAGGTGATATTGACGCGGATGTATTCGGTGGTGCTGTTGGGTGGAGCGGCTGTGATGTTGTCGAAGTAGACCGGAACAGGAGGTACCAGTGCGCCGTAGGCGGTAAGGAGGGGATTCTCGATGGCGGCGCGGATGGATTGGTAGTTCATCGCAGACTGTTCATTGCGGCATCCATTTCAATTCTCACAGCTTCGTTGATTTTTCCAGCTTGCACGTAAGTAGTAAACCAGTCGAGTGGGGCGGTGCGGCTCGACTCGTTACCCGCTCTTCCACCACCGATCTCACCACGCAAAATGTTGCGGCGTCGGCCTTCATTAACAACTTGCCACTTACGCATACCGAGTTGCGTCTGCGGAGTTTCGGTAGGTCGGTAAAAATTTCCCGTGACTAAATCACGTGCCAGGTCGGAATGAGCTGAAAAATTTGAAATAGTGAAAAGGATTTTATTGGTGGATCCGAAACTTCTTACAGCCGCTCGTCCTGTTACTGATGGCGTATAAATCGGTCGTGGTTCTCCCGGTTGGCCGTCACCTTTAGTTACACGATCGGGGCCTGCAATTTGCCAAGAGTTTGAAAAACGTCCAGTCCAGCTTGGGCCTTCCTGTTGAAGTTCGCGGACAATGCGTTCAGCGGCTCTTTTGGGGCCCAGTGATGCAGTTACGCCGGCAATACGATCTAGTTCTTGCAAAAAATTGACACCGCCTTTCCAGAAACCTTTGCGTGCCATTACTGGGGCCTCACGATGAGGGTGTGGAGGACGGGGTTGTCGCCGCGATAGCTGGTGATGGCGATGATCTTGCCTCGGCGGGTTACTCCGGCTTCGATGTATTGGATGCTGTCGCGCTCGGTGGGGTAGTACGTTCCAAGCTCGTCGGCGCTCATGATGATCTTGAGGTCGGTGGCTTGGTACAGGCCCTCGGATTCACGGGGGCTGATGCGAGTGATGATCGCCTTGGCAGGAACCGTGGTTTCGCTGCCCGAGACCACTCCAGTGGTCGGGTTATAGGTTTCGACTGCGGACGCCTTGATGTACGTGATGTCTTGGCCCCATTGCTTGAGCAGGGGGCCGGGTACTCCAGCGAAAGTGGCGTCGATGAGGCTCATCAGCTTCTATAGATTCGGATTTGCTTGGGGCCGCCGATACCCTTGGCCCAACACTTCAGGTAGCTGGAGAGCCAGGGGAGGGCGTCGGTGATGCTCTGCATGGATTCCACCGCACCTTGTTCGCGGTACTTGACCCGGAGTTCGCCGAGTTCCACTTCGTCGTAGCTGCCGGGGGCAGTCACGACGTCGCGCATCATCGTGGGGTTGCGGAGTAGCGCCAGGGCTGCTTCGCAGGTTGCATTAAGGATTTGCTTGGGGATAAAGGTGGCGTCCGCTTCGATGCCGTCGCATGTCGCGTCGGTGCGGGGCCACTTCAAAGCTTGGGTGGTGCTGGAGCGCTCGCCGTAGAACTCCACCGTGTCAAGCCAGGTGGTGGCGGTGATTAGCGAGGCAGCTTTGTTGTCAGCGGTCGCAGCAGTCCAGTCGGCAGAATCCAGGCGGTTGCCGAAATAGGTGGTGGCATCCGCCACGCTGATATACGAGTTGGCGTTAGCGCCAGCGAGCGTGGCGTCCAGCGTGACCGTCATACAATCGCCTCAGATCGGACGTACCAGCCCGCTGCTTCCATT